TACCCTTGCAATACCTACGGAAGCTTTAGAAGCGAAGCCATGCACGTTGGCACTCATGCGCCTTAAAGTAGGACTAAGTTTGTCATTTGCGGTAAAAATAACGGGTGCTTTAATCGTGGCGGCCATAGCTACAAAAATAATAAAAAAATATATGGTAAGTTGTTTTTGTGGGTTTATATTATTACATACGTTTATTCTATATTATTGCCTACGTTTATTCTATGCTTTATTTAATTTACTAAAACTTTGTTAATTATTATTTTAAAGGTTTGTTTGTTTACTATGTTTGTCAAAAATATAAACTTATGGAAGCGGCAAATGTTGAGAATACTAAAATTTGTACTGGTTGTAAAATAGAAATGTTAGCGACTAAGGAGTTTTTTCATGCTCATAAGCCAAGTAAAGATTTGTTAACCCCAAAATGTAAAAAATGTAAAAATGCTTATAAAGAAAAATACTATAAAAAAAATTCTAAAAAAATCAAAGAAAGTCAAATAAAATATAATAAAAAAAATTCTGAAAAAATTAAACAATATAAGGAAAAATATAGTAAAGAAAATTCTGAAAAAATTAAAAAATATTATAAAAAATATTATAAAGGAAATTCTGAAAAATGTAAAGAACTAGCTGAAAAATGGGCAAAAAATAATCCTGAAAAAGTTAAACAACAGAGTAAGAAATGGAGAAAAAATAATCCTGAAAAAATTAAAAAAATTTCTAAAGAATATATAGAAAATCTAACAGATTATTATATAGCTAAACTCCTAAAAAAACCATTAAAACACTTAAACCCTCAAATAATAGAAACAAGAAGGCTAATAATTTTAATCAAAAGAGAACTTAGAAAAAATAACTTTAAAACCCTAGAAACAATGCAAGAAGATTCAACAAACAAAAACAATTCACAAATGGAAAACAACTTAAAAGAAAATGACAACAAAAGAGATTTAAGCTTTGAGGTCAAGAATTCAGATGATTTAAACAAAATGCTTTCTGGCTTTTTGATGGATGTAAGACGTGGAAGCGTTACTCATTATTCGGCAAACAGTATTAATTTAGTGGCTGACAAAATCAACAAAAACAATTTTAACCAGTTAGAATACAAAAGACTTTCTGGAGGTAATCAAAAGATTGATTTCTTTGAAAAGGAGTAGTAAGATTAACCAACACAAAAAAACCCTAACATCTACTTGCTAGGGTTTTTTCATTTTATCATGCATTTCTTTAGCGTTATCATACCAGTAACCTATTCCATGATAATCTAAGGAATCCAGATACATTGCATCGATAATAGAAGGCGGCCAGTGATGCTCATTAATTATCGATTTAATCGCTATATCAATGTTTGCAGCGTCTAACCACCCGTCTAAAAAACCGAGCAAAGTTGATTTAAAGTGTCGAAATCATCCTTTTCAAGTTCCTTAATGTCTACCTCTTGGAGCATAGTTATATAAGCAATTATTCGTAAAGTATAAGTTCCTAACTTTTTTTGTACTTCTAAACCATCCATAAGAACATGCTTATCAGCTGCTTTTATTCTGCTTCTGATTTCAACTTTCTTAATGGCTAATCCAGAATCTTCTTTATCCGTAAATAAAGGATATCTTAATGTGTATTCAACTTTTCCTTTTGATGATATAATTAACAAACCATCTTCAACGGCTTCAATCATATCCTCGTATTCATCGTAAATTTTAGAATCTGGCATTTGTTTTCGCCTAAATTCTTTTTTTAGATGTAATTCTAAATAACTTTTAACGTCTTTAAACGCTACTTCTCTACTTACTTTGCTCATTGGTTTTATATTGTGGCGGTTATTACACCGCCGTTGTTATTTCTCTTTCTTACCATTTTTAAAGTTGTTCCAATCTACCACCTCCAGCGATCTTAGCTGTTAGTTGTGCTGTGTTACTGTCGATTTGAATATCGCCTACATACTTACCTCGACCCCTAAAGGTAACGCCAGAAATATGAGTAAATGTCCATGTGGCTAAATCCATACTTTCCGCTAATTTTGGTAAATTAAGCAACTCATTGTTGCTTATAAAATCAGCTTGCAAAGGCCCTTCGAATGACCAACGGACCCGATTAACTTGATCGATCATGTCACCGCCTCCTGTAATCATATTTGCATCGTCATTAGATCTAAAACCTCCTGGGTCCATTGTGTAGGACTCGTTTGATTTAGTAGCAAATTTGAAACTGCCTAAAGTTGGATGGTTGCATGTGACCTCTATAATGTCACCTCCTGCGTATTTTGCCATAGCTTTTTTTTGTTTTTATATTAATTAATAACCGGCTTCAACGGTTGTGGATTCAATTCTGGCAATTCCAGTTCTCTTATATCTGAAAAAAGATTCAAAACGATCTGGATTTGTTTCTCCCCTTTGTACCAAACAACTATCTTTCGAAAAATCTGGATCCGTGATTAAGGCCCGACTTGCTAAATCTTCAAAGTAATCGGACAAAATACTTTGCCATTGACGCGGCTTAACAGTTTTTTGAGCGTCGCTAACTTGGTTATCAGCTATAATAACGTGATCTTTTACGCTTAGAGTTTCTAAAATCCCATATCCTTCTCTGACATTGAAATCAATATTTAAATTTCTAGGATAAGCATATTGCAAAGGAACCTCTCCTTCTGGATGATAGGTTGTAACTAAATCCTGAACCTTATATGCTCCGTTTTCCAAAATAACAGTTGAGCATCCATTTTTGACTAATAAATCTCTATTGTTATAATCCGCCATATCTCCAATCACTCCTGATGCTGGCGAAGGCATGTCTGGATAACTTTGATTATTTACCGTTAATTGTGGCGTATCTTGCATAATTCTAGCCGATAACGCAACCATGTTTGCAGCAGCTTCCCACGTGCATCCATTTGATTTTGGAGCAGGGCAAAGTACGTTAGTAACCTGACTTATTCTATCCGTGGCTCCTGTTATTGCTACCAAATCGTCCTTATCATCTAAAGTGCTACCGAAAAAAGCGAAAGAAGGTTTAAAGTCAATCGCATTATACCTTCCAGTTGGTGTTGTTCCATAGGGTATACCATTAAATTGTTCAAAAGCTTCTAACTTGTCAATGTAAGGATTAATTATTGAGTTGTACCACGTAGATCCAAATTGAGCGAGGCTAGGTAGTAAATCTACCGTTCCAGCTCCTTCTGTTCTATCTGTTTGAGAATAAGTAACTCCAGCGGCGTCTCCTTCGTTGCTTATTACAACATTGCCTTCTTTGCTTGTTGCTCCCTTCCATTTAGTTGTGAAAGTTACTACAGCGGCGGATGAAGTAGCTGTAAAGCTAGATCCTAAAACTGAGTTAACAGCTAAAACAATCTTTGCAGCCGTTGCAGTTGGCGTGTCGTCCTTTACAACTGAATAATCATAAGTTTGAAAATCTAAATTGTCCCTTCCGTTCACTACTAATGTATGAGTAGCGTTTTTTGTTGCGTTACCTGTAACTGTCCATTCTATAGATGTAGCGGTTGCATCGTTTGCTGTTTCTTGCGGAAATACTACTGTAGGAATACCCGCAACTCCTGGTGAATTTACAGGGCGTAAAATTCTTAAAATTTGATGAATTGGACTACCAAAACCATAAAGTTCTCCAGCTTCTTGAGCGGAGGTGACTTCCTTTTTTGTGGTGTCTAAAGTTCCCTGATTAGCCGTGTTGGCTTCGCCGAAAATAGCTATAATTTGATTTAGATTTGCGCTCGTTTCATTAAAGAATCCTTTTGTGATTCTATAACCAGCGACCCTAGATCTTCTCTCTAAACCTACTGCCGTTGAAATTGCTGCCATAGTTTTTTTATTTTTATTAATTGATTAATTCATATTTATATCCTAAATCGGTATCTGATAATTTAACCGTTGTTAGATTATTTGTTAATAAAACCCCTTGCTCAACTTTATAATTCTGATAAAATCTAACTTCATGATTAAGGCGTGCCATGCTCACAAAACTTGCGTCTTGATTATTGTTTGGCTCGTATGGCTCAATATTTTGAACATTTGAGGACATAACCAAACCCGGTACAAAATCTAATGTAACATAAAAATTACTTTGCAAAATTGCTTTAATTTGGAATATAAGTTTGTCTCTTAAATTAGTGCTTAATAAATCGCCTCTCTTTGTTGGTGTTTGTTTTGCTACCGCCCACGTGTCAATTGTAAATGTTGCATCTTCTTGAGACCCATGTTGATTTATAGATTCTGGATTCAGACTTTCAAACCTTACATTAATAACTACAATTTCTGACTTATCAATAGGGACCATTCGATCAACAAAAACATTAATAGGAAAATCATCTGACTGTAGAGCCTTTTGATTCTCTAATTCAGTCTTTAATATAGCGGCAATTTGATGTTTTATCAACTCAACGCCCGAAGGTCCAATAATGCTATTAATCAGTGCCATAGTCTCCAAGTATGCAGGTTATTAATCCCAAAGTTTCATCTGGAAAATTCTCTATAACAACGTAATTTCTTAGATTGCCAGTTGAGTCTTTTACATTAACCAAATGATTTATTAGTGCAACTTCATTATTACTATTCCGAGGATTGTAATTTTGACTAACTAAATCAGCTTCATCTAAAGAAACATGAACATTCTTACTATTAATAGGCAAACCATCAGAATCAAAATTAATATGATGTTTAGAGGTCAATCCGTCGGTTTCGATAGTTAAACCAGTATTAGGATGAATTAGAGTGATACTATCACTAAATCCTCCCTTCATGATCTTGTTAGCGTCCCTTCTTGCTTTTATTAATAGTTTACCGCTCATTTTATCTACTTAGCTGGTTTAAAAGGTTTTGGTTTCTTTTCAACTTTTACCTCTTCAACAAATCCGCCTTTTAAGCTTTCTTTTATGTTAACAAACTTTGATTCATTGACAATATCGCCCTTAACTGCGAGTTTATTACTTGCTAAAAGATGCTTAAACGTTATAATTCTGTATTGTTTCATTTTATTTTAATTAAGGCGGTTTTTAAGCCGCCGTTAAATTATTTTACTTCGCTTTTATTTCACTTCGCTTTTACGCTAAAATTTGAGCTGTGTAAATTTTGTCTATAGTAATTGGCATTGCTAAAGGAGCTGATGTGATTTCAAGAGTTGAACTCATTGTCTTCATATCTGAATAAGCTCTAAGCAAAAATTCAGCCTCTACAACGGATGGCATTGACGCCGTTTCTCCGCTAATTTCACGATCTACCATGTTTGGTAAACCAGCAAAAACAGTTTTTGCTGCGAAATCATCTGGAATAAACACCGCCTTATTACTGTCTAAGTAATAAGTTGTATCGCCATTTGCAGCAGAATACTTCTGGTTATAAGTCCAAAGATTAATATTGAAATCCCCAGCAGATATCTGACCATGAAAAGCAAAACCAGTTACGTTATTAAATTCTGGCGAAATAACATCAGATCTATTGATACGTCTATTATCAGCTTCTTCTTTAAACTTTGGATTGCTTAATAAACCTGATAACCCTTCGCCACGCATAACCATGTTTAAAGTTGTTGATGCGCTCGCTCCAACATCTCTCAAGAAAGTACCTGCGTTTTTTATACTTGCTAAAGGATTAGCAGTTGGATTGGTGAAGTATTCCCCAGCCCCTAAATCAACCATAGAAGCGGACTTTCTCTTGTAATCAATAGAATCTCCATTAATTAGCTCAACGATTCCCGTTTGCATAACATCGGCTTGCTGCTTTCTGATTGATCGCTCAATCTTATCACGCATTTTTCTAATATTACGCAAAGCGTTTTGAGCGATAATTGCGTTAACAGTTGAATTTTCCAATCCAACGCCTAGCGCAATCGTAGACATATAAATTTCATCATTTTGAAAATCGTATTCCTCTCTAAAATATGGAGGCTCAAATTTCTTTTCAGTAACGATACTAAATTTATTTTTGTTTCCCTCAGTAAATCTTCGAACGTCCACGGCGATAGTATCATTGTCCCGTTGAACTTCTAAATCTACCTGTCTAGTCAAAGCGGTTTCTCTTGGAAAAAATCCAGAAAATCCCGCTAAAACTGGTTTGTCCTCTACAAATGTACCGACTACCCTACTGGCAATCGTTTTTGTATGATTTTGAATTGTGATTGCCATAGTTAATTATCGATTTTAGTTTGTTCTTGGACTGCGAATATCACAAATCCTAAATCATTAAGAACGTCTCTCAATGCCTTGTTTCCTACGGTGGTGTCAAGTGTGACATTTGCTGGTAATTGTAACAATCCACCGTCAATATCTCCACGAATTGCATAATCAATAGATACGGTTGCAGCGTTATCCGCTAAAACGGTAGTATCCATAAAAGTAATTCCCAAAACATCGGCTAAATTACTAGCTGTTGCTAATTCTAATTGACCAGCCGTGTCGGTATCTCTAACGACCAATTGACCAACTGTTGCGGTCTGGGAAGCTTCTGGATCTGTGTTATTAACTAGCAAGCCTTTTGCAAATCTAGCGCCGTATAGGAATAAATTTTTCCTTACAAAATCAACCGTTGATTGATTTCTTGTTTCATCTCTTTGTGTTGCTGTAATGCTCATAATTTATTTGAGTTTAAAGTTAAATGCTGCATTTAATTCTTTTTGCTCAGCAGAAAGTCCAGCTTCAAGAGTTGATTCGCCTGTTTGAAAATCCTTTGCGGATTCGCTTTGCATTTGCTCAACTGTTTTAATTTTGCTAGATTTAACTAACAACTTTTCACGCTGTGAGCTTGAAATTTCCAAACCGCTCTCGATTCCCTCCATTACCGTTTTTGAGTCGGTTTCATTGTGAGCCAACCAGCTTTGGACTCTTTCATATTCAGAAGTTACACCCATTCCAAGAACTTCACTATAAAGTTCTGGATGTTGTGATTGAAGTTCTTGTTTTGTCATTTTGGTGTTTGAATTAAAATTAATATTGGTATTTGTAATATTATTATTTGTTATTATTTTTTGAAATAAATCCTCAATTGTTGATTTACCGTCTAAGTAAATTCCAGAATCATCTTTTGCAAAAATTGCATTTCCGTCTAGTTGATTGTTTGTAAGCTTTGGTCTATTGGTTTGTAATGTAGAAATAAATCGTTCATTGACTGGATCTAAAAGCTCATTGACTAATAATGTATAATTGTCATTATTTAGTGCCTCTTCTATTGACTTGTTTTTCAAAACTGATTTTGTAGCATACAACCTAATGTATTTAACACCGTCTTTTTCGCTGTTTGCTGCTCTTCCCTCAGTTTGTAACATAGTCCCAAGACTTCCAACCATCGACATATCGCTTTGATAGTAAATTGCATCAGCAGCGGAAGCTATGCCATAAGCAGCACTGGCTAAAGTCCCGCCTTTTGAAATCAAAACGTAAACGGGCTTTCCCATTGCTTTGACCTCATTAATAGTGTCGACCATTATTTCAACAGCAGCAGTTGACCCACCACCAGAATCCATATCAAAAATAAATCCTTTGACTCGGTTATCCTTCGCCATTGATAAGACATTTTTTGAAACGTCTAGCATTCCCAAAGTCGAAGCGCCACCACCCATAAGAATTGGCCCGTTAATCTTAACAATTCCAACGCCGTTGAATTGATCTTGATTTTCTAATTCATAAGTTCGACGAATTAAACGATCCTCACTATTGAATACAATATCTAAACAATCATTTTTAAAGCTGCCTACGGCGTCAAACTTTACGCCATTCTTAATATCGCTTAAAATAGCCAACATGGCTGGCAACGTAAAAGAATCAACACAAAAAGGGGTTAATCCGTATATTTCTCTGGCTAATTGAAAATTCATACTACAATATTAACGATTATTTGTTTATTATAAGTTTTTTTGATAGTTATAGTTTTTTTGAAACTATTTTAAGATATTAAAATCTTATTAATTTATAAGTAATTCCTAAGCCTAGATAAGGAATAAAGCCATTTGCACTGTAAGTCATTCCAACCGATGGACCAATTACAAATTGATAGTTTTTCACCTTCATATCAGTCTGCGCTTTTCTGGCTTTTAATCTGTAATCAAACGCCATGGACTGAACTTCGCCTTGGACTCCACCCGTTACTGTTCCAGTCAAATAGCTATCTTCAAAGGTCTTAGAATAATTTTCAATAGTGATAGCCTCTAAGAATAGTTTATAACGATCAAATTCAGATTTTAATTCTTTATAATCTTCGGCCAGTTTTTTATTAAATTTATTTTCTGTATAAATTATTGAATCTTTTGTCTTGTAGATAATAGAATCTTCTTGTTTAATCGGAAATTGCAAAACATCATAGTTCAGCTTGAAGCTACCTTTTATCTCAGGAACTTCTATAGTAATAGTTTTAATTTTATCAGGATCAGACCATTGTTTTATATTTAGAATAATTAATAAGACAATGACAATACTAAGTATTAGTGTTTTATCTATTTTCATCTGTTTATTTTTTTTTACATATCGAATTCAAAAACTTTTGGATTATAAGGCAAGTCGCATACATCTAGGTGTACCCATGTGATTTGCCTATTATTAACCTTTCCAATCAAACGTATAGGGTGCGGAAGCAATAAAGCCCTATCTCTAAGCCATTTTCTATGTTCTTTAGCCGTTTGCCCCTTGACATCATAGTCTATTCCCATTGCGAGTACATGACCGCTTAACCAAGGGTCGTTCTCTCTGGCTTTTTTTTGAACCATTGGGGTTGAAGTGTCTCTCAGCCCTCTCTCATCAAGATTTCCACCGTGCATCCAGTTGTTAATCGTAATACTTGAATCTACATTTATTCTTATCCAAAGCAAGTTTTCAAGCAATCGAAGATCAAATCGCGCTAGGAAAAAATAATCGCTCTTGTCTTTAAATTTCTTGTAGACCCCTGGGCTAACGAGTTCTCGAATATCAAAATAAACGAGTAACTGATTGTAGGTTTCTTTAGTCGTGTTAGAAGTTACTTCAGATGCTTGTACGGTTGTCTTTTCAGATTTTGACGAGCATTGTATGATAGTGTGTAAAAAAAATAATCCAATTAAAAGAGTAAGTATTACAGATGTTTTTTTCATAAGTGATTAAGTGAATATTTTTTAAGTTGTTTCTTTAAATTTTACTTATTAAAAATAATATAACAGGAAGTAAAATAGTAGCAAAAAAGTCTAAACCTTCGCCGTTTTTAGTTTTTACATTAAAACCGTTAGCTAATTTGGTTCTAAAAAACTGATCGTAAATCTCTTTAGAAAATCCAGCTATCAAAGCCAAGATAAGACCAATAGCAGGAGAAAAAAAGTATGCCCCTGCGATGTAAATTATTGAACCCACTATTAGGTGCAATAATTTGTCTCTTTTCCAAATGTAGGTTTTAAATAATTTTTTAATTTTAATAATTTCTTTTTTTAATTGATTAATATTTTTACGTCTTCACCCTTCAATCCAAAATTAGACTGAGCATCTTTAGCGTAATCTTGGTCGAGAATTGCGGGGAAAACCTGCTGTATTCTTTTTGTAGCATAAGCGTAGATGTTAGCTTCATTGATCCTCCCTATCATGTGTTCAGTTTGAGCTACCAAAGCATTTGGCATGGTAAAAGAGATATCATTTATTTTTCTATGCTTGCCTTGAGAATCGGTGAAGCTCCAAATACCAGTCACCTTCAACGTGTGTTCTGTGAGATACATATTTGTCAAGGTGACTTTTACAACCTCTTCGTTAATTCTCGTATTAAATTTACTTGAGAATTTAACTTTTTCTTTACTTTCAAATTGTGCGTTTATTTTTGACATATTTTTTTATTTTTAAAATTTATGATGGTAAAAAAGTTTGTTCACCTCCGTTAGTAATTCCATCACCAACAGTCCAAGTATGTCCATAGTTTTCTACTAAACAATATATTATTTCTAGCTCATTTGCAGGCGTACCATTACTTACATTTTTATCAAAACCAGTTGGTGCTTGGTAAGTTCCAGAAGGGCGATTTGTTAACCTACTACCTTCATTTAAGTAAAAAATCATACTTCTAAAAGGAGTAGATGAATCTCCTGTTATAGTACTAAAACCTCTTGTTACCATAAAATTAAACCAGTTATTAACGATTGCATCAGTTCCAATTTGATACCCTACAGAAGCTCTTTTGTATTCTACGTATTTTAATTTTACACAACTTGCTAATTCATCTCCAATTAATACATTTTCATTTTCAAAACCATCTAAAAACACAGATTCTAAATTTACAAGTCTATCAAAGTTTTGATAAGAAGTTAGTTCCCCTTTAGTTTTATCTAAAATAACAAGTCTAGTTATAGATGTAGGAATGTTAATAGGCAAAATAGTAAATGGATTATTGCCTGATATATTAAGCGCTTCTAATAAATTTCTATTGATAAAATTGGCCGGAAACTCTGTTAGATTTGTATCTGTAAAATATAGACTTTCTAAAAAAACTAACTCAGCTAATCTAGCAAGACTATTCCCTGCCACGGTTTCTGAAAAATCTATAGAGTTATCAAAATTTAAGACTGTCAATGGTAATGAAAATAAACTGTCGTCTAGTTTTGTAATCTCTGCATCCGTTACTGTTAACTCTGTTAACTGAGTTAATGAGCTTAAATCTGCTGGAAATGATTTTATTCCTGTTCTAAGAATAAAACTAATTTTTTGTAAAGAAGTAAACTTTTTCAAATCTTCAGGAATAACCTCACCTAAAGTGAAATTACCAGTTGAGATTTCTGTAATAGCTTTTGGTTTCTCAAACGTAAAAACTATTGTGTGGAAATCAAGTCCATCTGTATATTCATGGGCATCTCTTGCAAATGAGATAGTACCTATACTAAGCTGTATTTGTTCAAAAGTACCATCACCCCAAGATATAAGAAGTCTTTGACTTACTGATGAAACAAATCTAAATGATATACTTGATAGCATTACTCCACTATTCCCATTATTACCACAAAAAAACCTTCCTGTAACTGGTGGGTCTTGTGTATTGTCTGTTAAAGATGGTGTTGGCACTGTAAATGCTAATCTGTTAAATTGATATCCAAAAAGAACATCATCTGCTGTGTATGTTGACATATTTTCTTATGTTAAAATAAATTTCTTCCAAACCCCTGTTGTATCGTTTACTAGCTTATATACGATTCCGTTGTCACCAGCATTTTCGCATATAAGTTCAAAACCAATAACCTTCCCAGGAACACGAATGTTAAGCTCTGCATCTGTTAGAGTAGAAGAAGTAATAGATGGGTCTGGCTCATACAGATTCACTATTTGTTTGGATCTACTCACAGAGCCTTCACCTACTACAACTGCTGCATCTTCATCTAGACCTTGATGCTCTGGCATATACCTAGAACCAAAGACATCTATAATTTGCCATTTGTTTAAGCCTCCCTTAGTAATATATGCAAACTTGGTAGTCCCTTGAAGACCAACATTTGCGGTATTGTTTGGTAGTGATATTTGATTTTCCTCTAAAGAATTAGAATTTTCATTATCAATTTGAATTTCAAAATTTGAGTTGTTGATAAGGTATATAATTTTGTGATCGTCCGAAATATTAAATCCAGTGAATACAGCTTTACCGTCTGTATTTGTGCATACTATAATATTACCATCGACTTGAAAGTTATCATAAATACCGCCTATGATAACCTCTTGCTCTTCTGATTTTATCTGGAAATCTTCTAGTACAGTGTCAATGCCAAGATTACTTCTTGCTGCAGCAACATTTAATATTTCGGAAAAGTTGTTTCCAATTAAAAAAGCACCTGACAATGAACTTGACGAACCCCCTTGAACTCCTATAGTGTATTCTACAAATTGAGCCTTTACTGTTCCTGATGATTGCGTTGCTGTGGATTCTATTAACCACCAGCCTAAGAATGTTGCATTCGCTGATAATGGATTAATAACATACTCCTCTAGCTTAACTCCTGCTTTTGCAAGCGTCATATTTGCGTAGTTCCCTTGCCCTAATTGCAAAGCTACAACCCCAGAATTAAAGAAATAAAGCCTACATCCCGACACTGTAGTAGAGCCAAGCGGTGTTTTAACACCATTATTATCCCAGAACTTAGGGATTAAAGTATTGCCGCCCGAATCAGCAGAATCTCTGTCAGCCAGCACAAAGCTTACATTTTCATTATTTGCAAAAGCCGGTGTACTAGGTTCTAATGAGTTTCCAGTACCTCCAAATCTTAGCAACGAACCCGCACCAATCCCAAAGCCTAAACTATTGTTTTTTCCTGTGACTGTAAGACCTTTTTTAAGCGGCACGCCTGCTTCTTTTACATAATCGACTACATCTCTAATTAAATTGGAATATTGCCCTATAGGGTTGTAGAAATATTCAAAGCCTATTATTTCGTTTACATTAACATCTATAACTATCCTAGCCACAAAAGCCTTTCTTACCCATTCAACCCTTGTTGGATAAGTTGTTTGTTGTGCTAAATTTCCATCTTTATCTACATAGACAAAAGTTGAATTTGCGTTTAAGTTTGCTACTGTGACATTATTAGCTCCTGCAAAATCAATAGCTACATAACCTTGATCGCTGCTTATTTCTAGTTTTAATGGTGAGATGTTAAAAACAGTGCCACCATTTTTTGCCGATACGGTAAAAGAATTATGTATTCCAGTACCTCTATCTTTCAATAATGCAGAATCTACACTTTCGGCAAACGACTGTAGTTCATCCTCCTTTGCAACGACTAAATTAGTATCATCTATAGCTATTCCCGCCGCATTATTTGCGCTTTTAACCAAAATCCAATCATTATCATTTGATACGTTAGGTTCTGAGTTTATACCAGATAGACTAACCCATTGATTATCTAAGTGGCTAACACTTTGACCAACTTTAGGTCGAAAGTTTACGCTCCAAATCTTTTTTTTATTTTCTGATGTAGCCGTTGTTTGCGCTGCCATTTATTTTATATTTTATCCTTTATTTGCTACTCCGTTGTTTGCCACTCCGTTGTTTGCCACTCCGTTGTTTTATTCATTCGAATTTGCGCCTTCGCCGCTGTTACCATTAACGGCTCCATTTCTGGTTTCCCTTATTTCTAGCAAAGGCTTTAATTCAATTCGAGAACTTTCCTTTTTGTATTTGTTGTAATTACTTATCCAATCGCCACCATTTGCCATTTCAGCAGCTTGTTCTCTGCTTATTAGCGGGCTATCATCCTTTAATAGTGTTCTTATTGCTCTAGCCTCTTTTAGTGGGTCAATATGCGGCATTTTCTTACCTACAAAACGAGATGAATAATAAGCCTCTAAAGCCATTTCATCATTTGTGGCAACAGCTCTATCATATCCATCGCTATCTAATACGCCAGTCATATACTGATAGTAGCACCAGTAGCGGTTTATTGGCTTGTAGAATTGCTCTACAATTGTATATTCTCTAATAATATCAATAACATACTCCCACATGTTAAGAGCTGCCCTTGAGCTGCTATATGATTGCTCAAACATTTGATTTGCCACTTCTGGCGGAATATCTTGTGAAGCACAAAGCGATCTAACAATTGCCTTATAAAATGGATCAAAATTAACTTCACTTTCGTTTGTTGTAGATTTTAATTTAGCTCCTTTTGGTAAGTTCAAAACTTGACCACTTGTCGATTGTCTTAACGCCTGAGCAGTTCTTCCGCTTTCTTCAAAAGTATTATCTTCATTGGTAACATTAGCGACTTTCCTAGCTCCAAAATTGCCGATAGGATTTTCTCCAGTTGATGAATCATCGTGTTCAAAAGTATAAACTAAATCAGCCATTTTTTCAGCCTTTGAAACGGAAGCTTCAACAAATCTATCTAATTTAGATATTTTCTCCATTATAGAGCTGATTTGAGGAATACCCCTGTGATGATCTACTCGGTGTTTACCGCCATAGATCATCCAAACCATTAGATTTCCTCTTGAATCTTTAGCCTTTATTCTCTCGTAATCAGCTAGGTTATTATTTTTATCAGTTTTTACCCAAAATGCAATATGCTCACCCTTTGGACTAACTTCAACACCTTGTACTATTTTGTTTTTATCCCCTTTGCCGTTATCATCAAATGGTGTTTCGATTTGCTCGCCGTCAATTAACTGTATTTTTATTCCTGTTTTTTCTAAACGCATTACGATTAATCCGTCACCACCCAAATAAGCGGTTTTAAACGCATCACTAGCCTTTGCGTGTAAGTTTTGGCGACCTGAGTAGTCGCTTAATTTGGATTTAGACCAAAGGTTAAAAAGCCTTTCTTTTTTTACAATATTTTCATCGCTTACCTCATCGTAGCCTAATAATTGCAGAACTTGGTTATCTGGCTCATATTCAAACTTTAATCCAGTACCTACGCACCATTTAAAGAATTTTCCAGTAATTAACTTAACTAAATCTGTTTTAAGATCTAATTCATAAGCTCGAAGCCTTAATTTTAGATGATCTGGCTTTAAGTCGTATATATCTCCAAGCTCTCCAATGGTTTTTTCACCGTCGAAAGCAGCAGAGTATACTAGGTTTTGAGTACGCGGATAGGCTGGCATGTAGTTACCGCCAAAACTATTAGGATCTAAGGGTTTTAAGCTACTATTTTTACTAGATTGATCGTTTTTTTGCTCAGCTTTTTTTGGCTGTTTAGATTCTTTTTTGAAAAAGTCATTCCATGCCATAAATTAATTGTTTAATCGACCCCTTAAAATGGTTATTCTTCCATTATATCTGTTAATATACATCTGTAATTGCGTATCTAATGCGTGTATTCCTTTGATAATTTGATCTAAAGACCTAAACTCTGTGCTTATCTTAGTTTGTCCCGTATCTAAGGTATAAGAGGCAGTTCCAGAATCATCTATTGCGCTAGCCATCGTATCATACATAAGATCGATTAAAACCTCTATAGCTTCAATCTTAGCCTTATTGGAGGCTCTTGATGTAATATATTCTGAAATACTATAAATGTATATTCCCATATATGCAAATATAATAAAAAAAGCTATTGCGGTTAACAATAGCTTTTTTTATTTTTTTAAGAATACCTCCTAGATGTTTTATTTTTGAAGTTCAATAGATTCAACTTCTTGATATCCAAAAGAAACATAAAAAGCAATTATAGCACCTAATACACTGTAAGCGCTAACTATTTTATCATCATTTACACATCTAGCATTGTAAGTAACTTTGTATTTTTTCATGGCTTTCTAGTTATCATTAATTATTAAAACATTTATATCATCGGTAATTTTGAAATCATAATGCTCGGTATTATAACCGCCATAGGCTAAAGTGTAAAGAATTGAACTTTTTGAAATAACTAACTCGGTTACAATTTTTTTTTCTCTTTGAATATCTGTAATTAAATAAACAAAATCTCCAATATCAAATTTGTTGTCTATGACCATCATTTTGTTTTATTTATTACTATTCCTTTTTTGTTAAACTTTAAGCCGTGCAAAGGACAGGTTTTTACCCCATCTTCGTCAGCTTTGACTTGGCTCAAATCATATCCCCTATGAGGACATTTTCCTTTATGAATACATTTATTTTTTAGTTTTGACTTTTCGATTAAAGAAACATCCGTAATTCCTGTAAAATCTTCGTTTAAAACTGGTAATAAATGATATTCTAAATCTCCAAAATCTTTCTCAGGTCTTAATTCAGTTGCAAATATGTGTAAAGAATGAGAATTTATAACTGTTGGAAAATTGCCGTCGTTTTTATGATTTATAAATCTGTAATCTAAATGAAAATGACTTTCTTTTTGACCATTCTCAACATCGTTATGAGGATGATTAATGATTGGTAATACAAAAATCTTAGTATTCTTTTTAATTTTTACATCTAACCAAATATTTTCTTCATCTTCTAATTCTCTTTTGACCAGACAAGGTACTAAGAATATTTCTCCCTTTATTAATGGTCGTTGCGCTTCTTCAACTTTCATAATTTATTTTTTTTTATTTCCAGTAAGTTACTTTCCAGTTAATATTTGGCATATCAAAATGGAATCTTTTTTTAGTTATAAAATATGTGCAAAACGATTGTTTTGTTTTTCCATCGCAATCGATTAAAACCTGATATTTTTCTTCTTTATCAGGTTTTTTATCTTCGATTTTATTCCAGTTTTGAAAAGTTATTTTTTTCATCTTACAAGTATATCACTACCTACATAGCTAGGTCTACTGTGCATTTCTATATCACACATTTTTTGATTAAAAACTATATAATCATTTTTAGGAAAGTTATCCATTACAAATAAATGATATTTGTTTTTAGTAGCGTTTGTTTTGTTTGCACATTTCTTAGCTAGTTGGTTTATTGTAAGATTTTTCATGGTGTATCGTTTTTAAGTACACTACAAATATAAAACACAAAAAAACATAATAAACTAATATTAACAAAGTTTTAATAGTTTGCTCTTGCTTTTACTTTTATATCCGCGCCTTTGCTTTGCTATTCACTTACAAACTCAACAAAACTCGCCCAATCTAAATGTCTAAATTTAGAAGGGTTACTTCTTTTTATTAGGTCCATGAAAACATATCTAGCCGCTAAATTATAGATCTCTACATCCCAAAAGTGGTTTTCTGTCATGCTTGTTTTTTTATCCCATTTGAATCCAACTACTTGACCGTTTTCTTTTACCTCTTTTCGTTGCTCACTTTCAAAATGTTTAAAATATTCCTTAAAACTATATTTACCGTCCCTCGGGTTTGGAAAATTCATAAACCCTGGAGGTTGTGTTCCATCATCTGTTTTTCTTAGCTTCATGTAGCTTGCCAGTTCATCTTTTAACTGGTCGACCTCTGCAATATATAGCTTTGGATTTTCTCGGCTTCTCTTAACGGCTGGCGTGTCCTTTAAATCAGATCTAAACTTTTTATCTGACCTACCTTTAATTCCGTACACTGGATTATCTCCGTCATACATATTGATAAATTGATCGGCATATCTAGTGAAGTTTCCAGTATCAACTATCGAAATACTAATTATGTATTCAGTACCACTTTGACCAATTATATCCCTTTTTATTATTTTATCCAAAATAGGCCATACGCTGTTTTTCTGACCATGCATGTAAGTGTATTTTTTTCTCTCATGATCTTTTTCAATTTCCTTTTTTGATTTTGTATGTTTACGCTTAAAAGTTCCAATGGCTCCTTGATCGATTGAATATTTTACACCATTTGCAGCATATGCGGAAATTGCCCAATCGATTCTTACATCTTCAATATCTTCATCGGTATTCATAATTCCTCCAAGGTCAGCAGCAAGAGATATAAAAACAATTTCGCCGTTTCCGTCCTCCTTTGATAGCTCATCTGGTATTATTCCAATATCATAGGTTCCCGTATTTTTCATTAATTGCATGATCTTTGGAGCCTCGCCACGTTCCTCAAATGGTAAACCTAGCCGAACATTGTAAAACGCTTTTAACATGTCAACGTTTACGGGTTTTTTTGGTGGACATGCTTCCAAAAATTCCTTTACAAGATCTTGCCAGCTAAAAAAGCCAGGAAGTATTATAAGCGAATTAATATAGTAGCTTTTATAATTTTCCTCTATTGCTTGAGCTGTTGCAATCCATTTGCCGCTCTTGTTTAATTTAACTTTTGATTTTTGACTAACCTTGTGACCACAATGCGGGCATTTATATCTTACACTATTTTTTATTAATTTGTTATTTTCGTCAGTTTCCCAGACTATTCCAGCGCGTTTATTATTAGGTAGATTAATTTGAAAATCTGTAGGCATCCAACCATCGCATTTTTCGCAAAGCCAATGCCATTTTCTCTGGTCCCCTTGCATGTAAGATTCATAAACGTTTGACGATTGGGTTTCTGTAGGCGTGGAAATAACATACATTTTGGCTAAATTACCATAGGAGGTTTGACGCGCTTCAACTAGCTTTCTAATACTACCCTCTTTTTTATCGCTCTTAGGAGCCGCATCGAAATCATCCATGAAAACAGTCTTAACACTGAAAAATCTAAACTTACTTGCATTATTAGTTCCTTCAATAATTGCGGACCCGCCAGCAAATTCTTTAGACAAATCCGTATCTCCAGATCGCTGGCCTTTTGCTCTTATAGTGTTTGGCCTTATAAGATGTTTCAAATTGCTGGCTTGCATAATATTATCAAACCGTTCTCGAATTGTTTTTTTCGCTAGATCTTTATCTCCAGCGGTAAACAAAAAATTATCTGGATTTTCAGAAATTATGTAAGCCATCCCAGGAACCACCAAACCTTGAGTAATTCCAGATTGAGCGGACTTCATAACCGCAACCATTTTTGTTGGATCGCTCGGGTGTAACGTGTCAACAATCTCCCGACAATATGGGGATAAATCATAACTCATTCTCCCGTTAAATCTCGATACTTCTTTTGGTAAATAAATATTATCCTCAATCCATTGACTTGGTATTTCTTTTACAGATTTATAACTGTATAGTTTTTCTTGGAAACTATTTACTTTGTCCCTCCATTGTTCTGCTATCATTTTTTAAAACATTTTTAATTGTTGTTGATGTTGGAATAATCTCTTGTTGCCATCATTAAAATAGTCTTTATCAAGTTCACAAGTTACAAGGTCAAAGCCTAAATTATGGCAGGCTATATCTAAACTTGCCGAGCCTCTATGAGTGTCAAGTATCTTGTCTCCTTCTTTTGCGTAGTTCATTAAACAATATTCGTAAAGCTTTATAGGTTTTTGGGTTATATGAATCCTTTTTTCAGTTGTGTTTCTCGAATGTTTATATATTTTAGCATTAGAATCAAGTGATGACCAAGCATACTCACAATCTGCCATTGTAGGCATGTGGCTTAATTTATCCCAAATTATAAAATGTCTATTTGAAGTTAAAAATTTATGCGCATAATTACCACCCCATATAATTTGATTTTTAGAAACTCTAAATAGCTCATCAAAATATTTTTTCGTTGGTAACTTATCCCAGTCTGCATCTCCTTTTTTATATTTACTAGCCCATGTACCTCCTTGCGTTAATTTATCGCCCAATCCATAAGGAATGTCAACAATAGCCAAATCAAAATAATCATCTGGATAACGTGCCATCATTAACATATTATCTTCGTTTGTTGCTGCTATCATAGTTTTATTTCCTTTGCCCCCTGTTTAACGTTTCTGAATATTCCTCTATTGCGTTATCTAATTCTTGTTGAGATAGATCTTTTGATTTTTCCACGTTTAAATTTATTATTGTGGAAAGTTTACCTATGATCTCCGCTAATTTATTTCGATCCCCTTCCGCTAAGATCTCACAATATACGCTAGCTAGGTTCTCGGCGTCACTTTGAAAAGTTGAAAAAATACTTTTGTTATGAATGTTTAAAATTTGAAAAACTAAATCAACTGGAATTAATTTACCCGCCATTTTTTCAATTTTTAAGCGCTCATGCTCTGCTCTGTATTCTACTAGCTCAGCATCCGCTTTCTTTTTTCTAGTGTTCCAATCAACTATTAATTGGCTATTTAAATCAGCAGCACTTGGAGGGTCGTTATCTTCTTTGTTTTTGGACCTGCTATCGGTTAAACCGATGTTTGTTTTTGCAATTAGTTTTTTACTTTCCTTTGCTGTAGCGGTTTCTTTTGATTTGTTTTCGGATTTGTTTTTTGGTTGTTTTTTTTTAACCACCTCTACGACCTCAGTATGAACCTCATTTATAGATCTATTTTTATCATCAAACTTTTTTTGATACCTATCAAAGAAGGCTTTATTTTGGGCGTTCTCGGTATTTATTTTTCTGAACTCTACAACTAAATTATTTCTACCAACGTTTGTGTTAATTACTTGAGCGTTCGTATGACAAAGAGCAGCAAATTCTTTTCTAGTTAGTTTGGCCATTATTGGTTTATGATGTCAATGCAATTCTCAATTTTAGAAATACATTTCTGATAATATTTAATATTTGTATTTTGATTTAATTCAGTAGCTATTTTTAAATTATAAGTATATATAAACCTTTTTTCTTTTAGTAAATTTTTTAGCTCTTCAATCTCTTATTTTTTTAGTTTTTCAAATCTTAAAGTGTATTTTTTTCCATTACATTTATAAGAAGCATCTATATAGTTTGGTATTTCTAAAACATCCATTGTTCCTATTAAAGTTTTTCCAATTTCTTGTAATAAACTGTCAAATTCTTTTTTATTTTTTTCGCTTAGTTTTTCCATAGCTTCCAGTATTTTAATCTGTTATTTTTTTACACCTAAACCCTATATTTTACAAGGGTTTTTAATTTCTTATATAACAAATATAAGATAATTTATTGCAAATGAATATAACAAATCGCAAATCTGTGAAAAATGCCTAAAGATTGTGGTGTTTAAAGTATTGCATAATTTAACAGAACCTCTGAAAGTACCTAAAAAATTTAGTGTCTAACGTACCACACTTAACGCCTAAGACATTTAAACAACACACGCACACACATATAAGTAATTAATCAATACAGTTGCTTAGAAGGCTTTAAAATCACTATTTATTTTACTGATTTGCTTTAATAAAGAATAAATTAACAACTTAACGGGTAATATTATCAATTATATTCTGTTTGCTGTTTTTTACTATCTCATTTGCTACTTTTTACTGTAATAATTATCTATAGTTAACATCATTAATAATAGATTAAGTTTATATAAATAAAAAAATAGTGCAACATTATAGTAAAAAAGTGCATCAAAACAACTAAATAATATTGATGCACACCTTTGATGCCCACCCCTTAACTAAAGATAATACATTGAATACGTGATAGTTATAGTTAAGATAGTGCAACACTTGGTAAAAAACCCCTATAACTATTATAGAATAATATAAAAGTTAGGGTGATATTTAGAGAATGTTGCACTTTTTACTCATAAAACGTTGATAATCAAGTATTTAAAGGGTGTGCATCAAGGGTGTGCATCAGAATGTTGATGCACACCTATAGATCTTATAATATTTTTTTGCTGCTTTTTTAGTTTATTACTATTAAAGTTTTGTTAAGTATATCTTTTAAAGCTTTTTTCTGACTTATATTTGCATGAGTAAAACAACTAAAAAAAAGCATTATGATAACTAGAATACAAAGAGAAAGAGCCACCGAAATAGCTATAAAAGTACACTCAGTCGTTTACAGTATGAAGGAGTATGATTTAGCTAGGCTTGTTTATGGAGTTGCATTTGAAGCGGGCGAATGTGCCAAAATATATGAAAGTGCAAAAGCTGCAAATAAGCGGAATAATTACAACCTAAGTAAGGGTTATATAGGCGATCATGTTATGTATTATAATGTAGAGACAAGCCTAAAAACCAGCGTTAAAAGAGACACGGAATATTTTTTTATATTAAAGCTATTGGGAGAAAGTTTTATTTCTAAAGATATAGCCAAAGAAGTTTTAAATAAATTCTAATCGCAAAATCTAAATCTTAAAACTTTGTTAACTATAATATATATACGTTTGTTGTGACTTACATTTGTACAATCAAAACAACTAAAAAAAAGATATTATGAGCAAATCAATAAAAACAAACAAAAGCCATACAATGATTTACCCAGAGTTAGGAGAAACAACAAAAGCAGCAATAGAATACAAAGTGACGTATGGCGGAAAGTTTTACGTAACTACAGACCTAGAATTAAAAGCTCAAGGCATTAAATTAGTCGGTGATGGTAGCGATCACAAAAGAGGTAAAAAGACTTATACTGCTACAGAAAAGGCTATGGATAAATTAAAAATTAATCATGAGGTTTGCTATATTGCAAGCCTTTAATAAATAAGCAAAATGAAAAAGGTAAATTTAGAAAAGACAGAAGTTTTAAAAGTTAGTGATTTAGATGATACCCAAATTATAGGAGTCCAATCTTTGCAACATAAATATCAAGTTGTTAAGCTAGACAGAAGGTCTACTGAGTTAAATAAGCTTTGCTATCAATTAGTTTATATTGGAAGTCATAATAAATATAGAAATGCTTATGGGAGTAGTATTGAATCTTTATTAAAAGGATTAGATGAATCGACAACTCAAGTTTTTGTGTTTGATAATATTAAAGAATTTTATGGATGGTTATCAGAAATGAATTTTGATTAATAAAGCAAATAAATTATGAAAAAAGTAAAGCAATGGTAAAATGTACTTGCAAAACGGAAACAATTGATGAGCATTTTTGCCCTTACAAAGCTGATATTTATGATGATTATGAGGATTTGTGTAAATGCTGTGATGTATGTACTGAGGAATGCGCATGGGATGTTTAATTTATTTATGCGCAGTTCTTTATCTTGCCACTATTAAAAAACTACAAAACGACTTATCTAATAAATCTAAAAATTAGTAAGTTTTTAGCCCTTAAAAAGACACTTAACTAAATGAAATATAAAACTAAAACTGATAAAGATAGGTTTGATGAGTTCGACACCTCATTTGAAGCTCATCAGAAAACAGGAAAACTAAAAGAACAATTTACTTATTTAGCTTTAAAATATGACTTTCGGCATAACATTGTATTAAGCCGAAAAGAGTTTAGAGATAGTTACCATGACAATAAAAAGAAAACAATATCTAAAAGCGAATGGCAAATATTAACCGATTCAGACGTTAACACAATACGCCTAAAACTCATAAGCGAAGATTTGCCATTAGTCGAAAAAGATCTAAGAACCTATATTGACTCAAAAGACACTTGTTTAAGATATAATCCATTACAAAATTATTTTAATGATTTAGATGATTGGGGCGGCGAAGTTGACCATATAAGCGATTTGGCGAAAACCTGTAAAACTGATAATGATGATTTATTTCAAGTGGTTTTAAAACGATTTTTAGTGGCTTCTGTTGAATGTTTGCTTAATGAGGACGCAGTTAATGACATTTGCTTAATAATGCAAGGTGCTCAAGGTGTGGGAAAATCCAGATGGATGAGAAAGTTATTACCAAACCAATTCATGCGAGAATATTATTACGAGGGACCGATTGATACGGGTAAAAACGATCATGTAGAATATTTAAGCAAATGTTGGTTTATCAATTTAGAAGAGTTGGAAGTCATGAATAAAAATAGCGTTAACTCGCTTAAAAGTTTCGTCACTAGACAAAGGATAAACTTTAGAAGATCTTACGGTCATTTTACGGAGGATTATTTAAGGCGGGCTAGCTTTATTGGATCTGTAAACGACACTACTTTTTTAACCGATATGACCGGTAATAGAAGGTGGTTAGTTTTTAGAGCTTTAGAAATTGACCACATGCATGATTTAAACTTAGATCTTATTTGGTCCCAGGCTTATTCGCTTTATTTAAGCGGGTATAGAAGTTGGTTTAATTTAGAGGATATTGCAAAGATCAACGATAGAAACGAACAATTTAGGGATCAAAGTTATGAAGAGGAATTGATTATACGATTCTTTAAGTTTCCAGAGAGTGAAAAAACTTACGGTGAATGGTTGTCAAGCTCGGATGTAATTGATTTTCTTAGCGCGCAAAACAAAAGCCAAGCGGCAAAGTACAACGCCAGAGGAATTGGCCGCATACTAGGAAAAAACACAGATATGAAAAAAAGATCTGGAGGTGTAACGAAATACTATTTAAAAACCGTTGTCGATTCTAGTAATAATTCGGGCGGAGAAAGCGGGCAAAGTGATGTGTTTAAAAGCGTAGATAATAATGACGATTTACCTTTTTAATAACTAACAAAAAGAAAAAATGATACTTAGAAGATTAGGAAATAAAAAGAAAATCGCAAAGGAAATACAAAAATATTTTCCACCTCATAAAATTTATATAGAGCCGTTTTTTGGTGCTGGTGGAATGTTCTTTAATAAACCTAAAGCAAAGTATAATATTGTGAATGATTTAGATAGTGATGTATTTAATCTATTTAATGTTGTTATGAACCAAAAAGAAGATTTAGAAGATTCTTTTTATAATATGCCAGTACATACTGATTTATTAAAATATTGGGGTGAAAATAAAGAAACAGACCCAATTAAAAAAGCATTGAGATTTTTATTTTTAAGCAACTTTACATATTTAGGAAAACAAGATTGTTTAAGTATTACAGGCTACAATAATAGCAAGGAATTGTTATACAAAAACCTAAATGAAACTAATAGGCTTTTATTTGATGTTTAATTTACGAACTGGCATTTTAAAGATTTTTTTAATAAATATTCTTTAGATGATAGAGGTAATGGTGGAAGAAAAGCAACGTTTATTTATTGCGACCCACCATATTTAAACACCGTTGATAAATATGAGATGGATGATTTTAATGAAGATGATAGTAACGATTTATTTAACTGTTTAGAAGAAAGCGAATGTAAATGGGCAATGAGTGAATTTGATCATCCTTTTATATTAGAACAAGCAAAACAAAGAAACTTAAATGTTATTATAATAGGCGAAAGACAAAACCTAAAAAACAGAAGAACAGAAATATTAGTAACTAATTATGAAAATAATCAAAAATCTCTTTTTGAATAAAAGCAACACCAACAACAATTAAAAATGTTTTAACTATGAAAAAAGTAATAATAGAAAGTCCATACGCTGGAAATATAGAGCGAAATATAAAATATGCAAGAGCGTGTTTAAAAGATAGTTTAACCCGTGGCGAAGCTCCACTGGCTAGCCATTTATTATACACTCAAGACGGAGTTTTAGATGACGGCATAAAAGCAGAAAGGATGCAAGGCATAAATGCTGGATTGGCTTGGGTAGAATTTGCAGATATACACGTCTTTTATATTGATTATGGAATGAGTAAAGGCATGAAAGATGCTTTATTATACTCACTTACTAAAGGTCTAGAAGTCGAATATAGAAAGTTAGTACAATTTTAAAGCATGTATAAAATTTCAATTTTTGAAAACGTAAGAAGCAACGTCCCTCATGATTATGATTTAGATGATTGGTTAAGGCATACAATATGCCCAAAAGGTAGACTAAAAAGATCAATCGATAATTATAGAAATACTTTTTCTAAAAAGGATAAAAAAGCTTTGCCATGCATTACCGTTTCCGCCAGATTTACAAAATGGCGGGAGGAAAAGAATATAGTCGAAAAGATGCCGTTTATTTGCTTGGATATCGATAGAAAGACAAATCAGTGCGTTTCTATGTTATTAGTAAAAGAACTGTTTATGAATCATCCTTGCTGCTATTATACAGGCTATAGCACTTCTATAGATGGCGTTTATGCCATTATGAAGATAAGAGATCCAGAAAAGTTAGATAAATATTTTAAATACTTTGAATCATCATTGAAAAAGATAGGTATAAACATAGATCAAAGCTGTAAAGATTATGCCCGTTTAAGGTTTTTTAGTTTTGATTCAGAAGCGTATCACAACACAGAGGCCAAAGCATTTAATCTAAAAAAACCAGCAGCAAAGAAATCTTACAACAATTACACAATAACAAGCGAAAGCGAAAAGGTTGATAAATTGATTGATGAGCTAAATAAATTTTCTATCGATATTACCTCAAATTATGAGGACTGGATAAAAATAGCAGGAGCCTTAAATAGTGAATTTGGAGAAAATGGAAGAGGTTACTTTCATAATATAAGTAAATATCATAAAGATTATTCCGTAAAAGGAGCCGATAAAAAATATGATAGTTGTAAAAAAATGAATAAAACAAACCTTGGAAGTTTATTTAAAATCGCAAGTGACTACGGGGCGAGATATTAATAAGTAGCAAGCGCGCCAATAAAAATAATAAACGCTAAAAAAAGAAAATTATGGAGCATAAAATTGAATTAAAATTAAAGGTTGCAACCTTTAAAGACTTTATTGAATTTAGCCACTTTAAAGCTGATAAAAAAAGTAGAGTATTTAAAATGAAAGTTGGACATCCGTTTTGGTGTATTAATTCTAAGGGGATTATTGAAGAGAAAAACTATTGTATAAAGGAGGATATGGATAAGGATGAGTTTAAAATACTATTGATGCATGAGCAAATTTTGGTTTGCGATATTGAGGATAATTTTCCTAAGTGATACAGTCCATTTAAGCGAAGATATTATTTTACTAAAACTTTGTTAATAACTATTTAACAAGCATGTATATGTATTATATTTGTTAAAAAATAATTAGTTATGAAAACATTTGAGCTTACAATATTTAAAGGTCATGATACAAAGCAAGTCAAAACAGTTTTAGTTTCCAGTCAATTAGAATTAAATAATGAACGAAATGCTTTTTGGATGGAATCAGCTTACAAGAAAGGTGTTTCCAAAAACTGGATGGGAACAAAAAGGATAAAATAAATAAACCAAACGGGGCTTAACCGCCCCTTTTAATAAAACCAAATAAAAATGTCAGAAGAAACAACCGTTGAATACAGATTCGCTAACCATAAAGAATGGAAAGAGGCTATGCAAGAAGCCCCAAATCCTAAATGGATAAAGATTAGAGATCTTTATGGTGGTAAAAGTAGTAGTTATATTCCAGTCGGCATTCAAGAAGCTTTAGCCGATTTATTTTTCAGAGAATTTGATATTGTAGATACACAAATCGAAGTTAATGGAGATCAGATTTTAGCCCAAGTAAAAATTAATCTTTTGCCAGATTACCCACATGCAGAGCATAGGACGATTTCAGGAGTAGCGGCAAGAGTTATGACAAAAGCGGGTAACTCTTTAGAGTACGGGGCCAGATCAGCGAAGAACGCCGCTAAAAGCGAAGCATTAACCGACTTTTCAAACATTTTTGGAAGGAACTTAAATAGAGACTTTGCAAATGATTTTAGCTATACTAAGGCTAAGAAAAAAGAACAGCCAAAGCAAACAAAAGAAGATCTAGCGCCAAAAAAACCAGAATTTCCAAAAGATAGAGTACAAAAAACCGATATTTAACGAATGGAATCAGATACAGAAAATGCTCTTTCATTTAAGAAAGTTAAACAAAGCAGCATAAGTTTTAATCTACCAGATCCAGAACCGCAAAAAGAATCTTTGCAAAGAACCGATGATTGGCATAATAAAAGGCTCGGGAACTGGACAGGGAGCAAGATTAAAAATATAATGGCTTGCAGTCCAAAAGGTGCAAAAATGTTATGGGCCGATGATGCTAAAGTTTACGAATTTTCTAAAGGCGCAATTAAATACGTTTATTCGCGCGCTATGGAACGCAAAACAAAAAGATACATAGAAACACCATCAAGTAAAGCGATGGAATACGGTACAAAAATAGAGCCGTTTATTTGCAAAATTGGAGAGGGTTTAATTAATCAAAAAATTAAAGAAGTTGATTTTATCACTCATCCAGAAATTGAAACATTGGGAGCCTCAAGCGATGGCATTACAGAAGATGGAAAATTTGTAATTGAGATAAAAGCCTGCAACAATTGGGAAACTCATTACGATAGAATGTTTGACTTATTGGATGAAAAAAGTATCGATTTCTGGCAAGTGCAAACTGAAATGTTAGTTTGGGGAGTTAAAAAATGTTATTATTTAATAGCCGAACCGCCTCACTCAATATGGCCCTATATAAAAGAAGAAAAAGTATTTGAAGATTTTAAAAAAGAATGTAAAGTTGATTTTCAAATTGTAGACGCTTCACCATTTCACCAAACCGCATTATTAAAAAGAATAAAAATTGTCGAATCTACCTGCACTAAATGGATACAGGACGGAGGAGATCTAAATAAAATATTTCATGAACAAATTGAACAGAACAAATAAAAGCGAACTCATTGAATTGGCTAAAACCTCAACCGCCAGCGCGATAGCTTTTAAGAATAACATAAGATCAGAAGTGGTTTACTATATTTTCAAAAAGCATAACATACAGCATTTATTAAAGTATAGTCCTAGATTTATAAGTGCTTTTCATCGAAAGGGCGGCCTTTCAAACGATCAGATTTGCGTTGAGTTGGGTATTACTTACGATCATTTGTATAGTGTAGCTACCTCAAAAAAGGTTACAAAATGCCGCTTTGAAAAGGCTAATGAACTCTGTATCGCGCTAAATTATAAAGGTAGTATTGACTACATGGAAAAAAACGGAGCTAATGAGTTTAGGAGAAACATAACCTCTCAATTAAGATGAAGCAAAAGAAACAAGTGGATCAGCATAAAATAGGGATATTATTATCCCTATTGCTTGACTACACCGACGATCACAAAGAAGTAAGTAAAATATGTGAAGAGGTGGTAAATGATCTATATGGTGAGATCCCAGAGCTATCCAGATCTACATATTTTCAAAAAGTATCTTCACTAATTGAAAGTAGAGTATCAAATGATTTATTAATGCTGGGTTTATTGGCGATTAGATCACTAGTCGAGGTAGAAGCCAACGGAAAAACAGCTCTAAAACTGATTAAAGAATTAGAAATCATGTGTAATTCTTTAGATCAAGTTTATGAAATGAATCATTTTAATGATTGTTGGAATAAGCTGAATACTGTAATGAGAAAAAACTATAAACAGATACATCGTTAAAACTAAAACTTTGTTAAATAATAAACGTAAATAGTATATTAATATTATATTTGTTAAAAATAACAACCGAGCAAATCAGCTCAAAAACAACAATCAAATGTCACAAAGAACACTAAATGGAAGTATTGCATTAGATCGATTAATATCGGTAATGATGAAGAAAAAAAACAAAGCTGGACAAGTTATAGAAGGAATATTTATTCCTTTAGAACTTAACAAATTGGAAAAAGTTTCGTACGAAACCCAAGCCGGAACGGTTAATGAAATCCAGTTGCCAATTAGAGCAATTATAAAGGACTCAACCGACGCAAAGGGTCAAGATGGTTTCATAACTAAAGCCATTGGATCAGCAACCTATAAAGCAGCAAGCGAAGCAGAAAAAAAGCTGTTTGGAGACTATAATAACGAGGAAACCAAGAAATTAACGCCCATACTTGGTAATTTAAAAGACTTTTCTGGAGGTGGTGTAAAGGCTAACAATACTCAAATCGCATCCGCCGAGGTTGTAGATGCTGATGATGATGATTTACCTTTTTAATATGGAAAAAAGCAGCAACAGAGAAGAAAGAGTTTTAAAAAAGCAATCAGAGGATCAATTACAATCTTCGATAGTTAGAAAGTTTTCAGAGATCTATCCGGAAAGAAGAGGCCAGCTTTTTCATGTGGCAAACGAAAGGAATCACGCCTTACAAGCTATGCAAGCGAGAAGTAAAGGAATATTTCCAGGGGTTGCTGATCTTATTTATATAGAATTGGGAGCCATGTATCGAATAAGAATTTTAGCAATTGAATTAAAAACGCCAGAAAGCAGTCACAAAGTTGAAACAGTTGAGCAACAGGTCGAATGGGGAGAGATCTTAGAGAAAAACGGCGGGAATTGGCGTCTATGCGACAATATAGACGATGCTATGTATTGCATCAACGGTTTTTACGAGGGATTAACCACCGAAGATGTGAGAGAAAAATTAGCCAATAATGGCAATAAAAAAACTATTAAATTTTAGAAACAACGGTATGAATCGTTAAAAATAAAGAAACCATGAGTTTAAAAGAAAAAATACAAGATATTTTAGAGGTTAATGAAAATGATTCTGTTATTATTGATCTGATAAAAAACGAGATTAAGCATTTTAAAAGAAATGAAAAAAGATTAATCTATGATTTGCAAAAAAGATATACGCATGTAATCCAAAATCGCAATGAATTAGCTCAAGCAATATCTATTAAAGGATCAACGGAGTCTCTGATCTATACAAAAATATATGGCTATGAAAAAGGCGGCTTTGATCCTAGAAATGAGAATACAGAACTAACTAAAAAGATCTGTTTAGCTTTAAAATGCAATAGAGAAGATATAGTTAAAAAGTTTAATTCTTAAAGTTTTGTTAAATGTAGTTTTTAGCCTTGTTGTTAGTATTATATTTGTCCAAGCAATGACGCTAAAAACTATAAATTATGACTTTTACAACAACTACCTTAAACGGAAAAACAGAGCAAGTAATTATAATGAAAACTACTAAAAAAGAAGCTTGCAATATTGGCGGCTTGAAATCTAAAAAAGGTTTAAATCCTGTATGTGTGAGCTTTGGAAGTGATAAAATATTTATTGGCTATGGCTACACAGCAAAAGAAGCTATACAAAACGCTTTAAAATTAAAATAAATCAAACGGGGCTTAACCGCCCTTTTAAAAATAAAATCATGAAACAAGAAAGCAAAAAATTATCACAAACTCAAAGCGAGCTATTATCACAACGAGAAAGCACCACACCGCATAAAGCAGCAAAGAGAGATTTCATCGAATTAGTATCGGAGATTCTACTAATTAGATTAGAATCCAATACAGATGATAAAAGCATGAGTTATGAAATGGGCTTAAAAGTAGATCCAGGCTCAATTAACTTATCCGAGTTTAGGGAGATTTTAGTTTTAGCTAGAATTAAAGAAATCACTATTGACAACGTAACTTTAAAAATTATAAACTAATGGGAGTCTATGATGCAATAAGAGCAGGAAATGGAGTTATAAGTTTTTTAAATGCAAACGAAAGTAAAATCGATATTGGAAAGCCTAAAATCAAAAGCCATAGGCAACAAGAAATTCATTTAAATAATCTAATTATTAAGTTTGGAGAAGAAAATAATATTAAGATGATAAGAAGTAACTCTTCAAAATACAAAGGCGATTTTTCTCCATTTTTTAGTAATTGCATAGAAGTTCAAAATAATTGGTTTTTATTTAGAAATTGGATTTTCGAAAATTATAGCAATAAATTAACCATCACAAAAACCATTAACTAATGAATAATCAGCAACTAGTATTCACAGAAATCATGGAAGGAGTTACTTTTTTTTTCTTTGCCGCTCTTTTAATAGGGTTTAGCATAGCGGTTTTAAGAATTATCTATATGTTAATAAGCGATTTTTTAGCTATACATAAATTAAAAAAACCTTTTGATTATGAAAAAGAAGCTCAAGAGCTTATGAGAAAGTTGAGTGTGCATAAAGATGTAAATCATTTAGACGTTTACCAAAGTGATGATGAATTTTGGGAATATTATTACAGTATTATAGGAGTTTACAAAGGTGTTAAATTTTTAATATACATTAATAAAGGTCACGAAACAGCTAGGGAAATTTCATTAATAAAACGCATAAGCAAAGACCCTCAAGAAATCCAAACTTTCCTAAAAACAATCACACCACTAAAATTCACATTATCATAAAAAAAGAAGCCATGAAAGACCAGTTAAAAAAAGAAGTAAAGATTATAGGATTAAGCGTCAATAAGAGCTTTGGCGGATTAAAAGCAACTGAGCTAAAGTTTAATGAAGAAAACAGACTCACAGTCGTTAAAGGCGAAGTTGGAAGCGGAAAAACCACATTAAACAGGGCTTTATCCTTAACAACAAAAGGATCTAAAACCTTAGAGGATAACAACCTTTATGGTGAAGTTGATTTAACAGCTCAATTACTAGATGGAGACTATAAAGTTTTCGTTAACTGCAAAACTGACCAGAACGGCAAATTAATTCATAGTATATACACCATTGATGAACACGGCAATAAATTAAAAGATGTTGTTATTGACGGCCAGAAATTAACGCCAGCTAATTACTTAAAAAGCCTTCAAACTTCTTTAACCTGGAGACTGGACGAGTTAACAAGCGAAAACCCGGTTACGCAAAGAAAGATCTTATTAGAATTGTATTCATCAGAATTGGAAAAGAAGGGAGTTATTTTTGATAAAAACCATCCTAAATTTACCGAAAGCATAATTCATAAAATAGAGGTATCCAAAAATGATCGCAACTATGCGGACATGAAGCGAAAAGAAGTTGGAGGAATAGCTGAGGACCTTAAATCAAAAGGTATCGATTATGAGACAGTCAGAGAGTTAAAGGATGTTATTACTTTAGAGCAGCAAATAAGCGCGGCTCATAGCGATATAAATTATTTACAACGTAACGCAAAGCAAGTTCATGAAGCGGCGTTAAATGAGCTAAAAACAAAGGGATTAGAAATAAATGCAAAGCTTAAAGATTTTAGAGATAAGATCAAAGATTCTAATGATGTAAACCAGGAGGAATTAAACCTTTGGGAAGAATTACAGAGGCAAAAAACCGAGGATTTAGATAAAATACAGCAAACTTTAGAAAGTTTAGAATCAAATAATATTGATGAAGTTTTGATGCTTACTCATGCTGGATTACCTATTGACAAAAAGCCAGAAAATAAATTCTTAACTCAATTAGAGTTTAATGAAAAAGGGCAGTGTACCTCACAACCAGAGGATTTTCAAGATGAAAAAATTAATCAGCTTTTAAAGGCTTATATTTTTGCTAAATCCCAATACTCTAAAAAAGCAAAACAAGAGGATATTATCCCAGATACAAGTAAGCAAGAAGAGAAAATAGCCTATTTAAAAGATGAGTTAAATTCTAATTATACGTGGAATAAAGAAGCTAAAGCCATTAATTCATTTTATGATTGGAAGGATGCAAATGAAGTAGTCAAAGACTTAAAAAATGATTACTACAAAAAATTAACTGGCATTGATACTGGGGTTGATGGTTTGCATATTTCCTTAGAAAATGCAGAAAGCGAAAACATATTTTTGATGTATGATGGCGCTTATGATACCGAGTATTTTCACAATCCAGAAAAGGAGCTTAGAAAATTAAGCTCATATAGTGACACTCAGAAGCCTTTAATTTGTTTATTAATACAAAACTATCTATTGAAGCAAAAAAGAAAGTCAATGCCTTACCTGTGGATCGACAAAGTGCCTATTGATAAGAAAACCAGATTGCTACTTAATAGAATGAGCGAAGAGCTGGGCCTTTGGTTATTTGTTTCATGGACTGGTGATTTTGAAAAAGCTAATTTGGTTGATGGCGAATTGTTAATTGAGAATGGCGATGTATTTTTTTCAGAAAATAAAGAGTTATGAGCAAAATAGTCCTAAGAGATTACCAGTCAACAGTTGTAAATCAAACTAGACAAAGATTAAAAGATGGTTTTCATCATTTAATTGTTCAATTGCCAACTGGCGGAGGTAAAACAATAATCTTTTCATACATAGCTCAAAACGCCATCCCTAAAGGCAAAAAAGTCCTTATCTTAACTGATAGGAATGAGCTTTTAAAGCAAGCTGGAGGAACGCTTCAAGATTTTAACATTAACCCATATTTTATAAAAGCTGGGGCCAAAATAATAGACCATAGAAAAAGCTGTTTTATCGCTATGTCTCAAACACTTCGCAAACGGATTGATAAACCAGATTGGCAAAAATGGATATTAGATGAAATTGATATTGTGATAATTGATGAAGCTCATATTCAAGAATTTAATTATATTTTTGAGAGTGGTTTACTGGATAAGAAAATGGTTCTAGGATTTACGGCTACACCTTCAAGAAGCGGCAAAATGAGACAGCTAGGATTAGATTATGAACGAATGGTTCGTGGCCCACAAGTCAAAGAATTAGTTTCTAAGGGGTTTTTGGTAAATTGTGACACTTACGATTGTGGATCTCCAAGTCTTGATGAGGTAAGCGTTAATTCACAGACCAATGATTATAATTATACGGCCATGGCGAAACAATTTGATAAGCCAAATTTATACGCTGGATTAATTAAAAATTATGAGAAATATACGCCAAATCAAAAGATGCTCGTTTTTTGTTGCAATGTAGATCACGCCATAAAGACGGCTATTGAGTTTTCAAAAAAAGGTTATCCCGTTAAATTTGTAAGCAGTAGTAGAGCGAAACCAAAAAAGCCAGAAAATGGATGCACAGAGGGTAAAATTCAGAAATATAAAGAAAGTGTAAAAGCTTATGATTTTTACAAACAATCCTATGAACAACTTAGTGGAGGGCGTAAATCAGTTTTAAAATGGTTTAAAGAAACAAAAGCCGCTATTCTTATAAACGTTGACATGCTTACTAAAGGTTTTGATGAGCCGTCTATAGAAGTAGTGGCATTAAATAGAGCCACAAAATCAATGACTTTATATTTGCAAATGATAGGTCGCGGATCGCGTACTTTTACCGATAAATTAAATTTTACCTTATTTGATTTTGGCGGAAATGCTCAACGCTTAGGAACCTATGAAGGGAATCGAGAATGGGGACTTTGGCATGAGGAAAAAAAAGGTGGCGGTGGTGTTCCACCTTTAAAAGAATGTAGTCTAACTAATAAAGGAAAGCCAATAACAGGATCTGGAGAGGTTAAAAAAGGATGCAAAAGATTAATTATGGCCTCGATTAGCTTATGCCCTTTTTGCGGATTCAAATATCCAGAAGCAGATCCAGCTAAAGAAATCGATTTGCAGCTAGCTGAGATAAAAGACGCTAATGGAGTGAGTATAAAAGTCAAAAGCTTTAAGCTAATGAATCATTACGAGCTAAAGACCTATCGACAAATTAAAGAGCATACAAGCGCGTGGCTATGGCGTCAATTATGGTTAAGGGGCGGAGAAAAGGAGCTTAGAGATTTCGCAAATTACGATCATTGGAGTAGTGGCGTAACTCATAGAGCTATAGGATTTTGTAGAGGTAAATTTTAATTTAAAAAATAGAAAAATCATGAATACTAAAAGATTAATATTATTATTTATGAAAAAATTAATGGTTGGACATTTTGAATTTTTTGTTTTCAAACTAAAAAACGGTTTTACGTCTTATAGTTGTACTGATTCAGCCACTGGAAACAGTGAAGGTAATGACGCATGTTATGAACAGTGCTTTTTTTGCAAAACAAGTACTAACACAGGTAGAGGATTAAAATTTTACGATAAAAAAACAAAGCGTTTTTACAAGTTAGGTAAATGGGTAGATTAATAATCAATAAATAAAAAAAAATGTTTAATAAACTAGTAAGAGATGTAACAATCGTTGTAATTGTAGTAATAATAATCGTAATGATATCAGCCTTTTTAATAGGTAAGTATTATTCTTAAAAAATAAAAACCAATGAGCAAATCAAAAGAATTAGACTTATCAGATTTATATCCAAAAGGTGGATCAAAAAATCATATCCATATTGATTTTGTTAGACTTGAAAGTGATAAAACATCTAATACATTTAAAAGATTAATCAATGCTAATGTTTCTAAATCTCCAGATTTATGCGAACATCCAAAAAGCGAAATTCTTTATACAAGTTTTGTTAATTCTGAATGTACTCAATGTGGTAAAAAGTTTAATAAATAATCAATAAATAAAAAGAAAAACGCATGAAATATTCAAACGAAATAACAGTATCAAAAGAGAATTTTACAAACCCAAAGATTAATGACGAGGTTTTTCTTAGAAGGTTAGCTGGTAAAATGGTAAGTCAAATACCATTAGAAGAATTACACAAAATAATTACTTTTAAAAAAATTGATCCTAATTCAATTATAAGTAATGCTAAAATGTCAAGTGATTCGACTACGCATTGGGAGTTTGAACAAATAAAAGATTTAAAAGAAAAAGATTTAATTTATTACTCAGCTGAGATAAATACAGATTTAGAATGTAAAAATAAAAATGTTGAAAGTATATGTTTCCATAATTTTGAACATATAGATAATTTTAGCGATAGAAAAAAATGCACAAAATGTGGAAATAGTATTTAATAATCAACTAATTAAACTATATTTGTAACGCTTCTTATATTTTTCATGATTATTTTTTTTAGGTTATTGCAAAACTCCTTAGCTACCCAGTTAAGGAGTTTTTATTTGATCTATTTTTGAGCTGATTATATTGGTATTAACAGGAGTATGCTCATAAATAAGACCTAAACCAGCAAACAGCGCTTTTATTTTTACTAATTCAACGTTAAGAAGTCCGTCTGACGAAGCCAAAGAACTCTGTAAAGCACTAAACCTAACCGCATTATCAACGGCTCCACCTATCTCGCATGTTCCATCAGTTTTTAAATGTATTGCAAAGCTTATCGAGCCGTTCATAGATTGCGAAAATATGCGTTTTTCCCCCTCCTGTGCTATTTGATTAGTATTTATATATCCTATTATAACAGGTTCGGAGTTAACCGCTGTGGGCGAATATATAGCGGTCATATTTTTTAAAGGCTGTGAATCATCGCCATAATTAGCAGCAACTTTAGCGGTTTTAGCTCCATACTCTTGCACCTTTAAAATGCGTTTTCCATTTTCGATTATAAAATCCCTTACTTTGCTTAGTGTTATCATGTTTCTACGCTTTTTTTATCATGTTAGATATATATTTTCTTCTTTTTATTGTATATAATTTTACAGTTTTATTGTATCTCAAAAAT